AAGGAAGCTATAAGTTCAAAACATCAAACCAAAGACTAGACCCTTGCGAGGATACTCATGTGTAAGGTAGGAATGTTGGAACGCAATTTTAATTTCAACTTTTTACAAGGGAGACATTTATATGTCAAACGCAACAATATCAGATATCGGTAAAATTAATAATACTGGTACTGCTGATGCTCTGTTTCTAAAACAGTTTTCTGGAGAGGTATTAACTTCTTTTGAGCAGACTACTGTAACAGCAGATAAGCATATGATACGTACAATCGCATCAGGTAAGTCTGCACAATTTCCAGTTATGGGTAGAAGTTCTGCTTCCTATCATACTCCAGGAAATGAGATAACAGGTACAGCTTTAAATCACGCAGAGAAAGTTATTACTATTAATGACCTTCTAATATCTAACCATTTTATTGCAAATATACAAGAAGCTAAAAATCATTATGATATTCGTTCTGTATATTCATCAGAGATGGGTAGAGCACTTGCTTTCCAAATGGATAAGCACGTTCTTCAAACCATGCTTCAAGCTGCAGCATCTACTGCAAACGTAAGTGACTCAGGCTATGCAGCAGGTACAATTATTACAGATGCAGATGCTAATACAAATGCTGCTTCATTGATTGGTTCAATCTTTGATGCTGCTGAAGCATTAGATGATGCTTATGTACCATCAGAAGGACGTTTCTGTTTCTTAAAACCTGAACAGTATTACTTATTAGCTAATGCTACTAATGCTATAAATGTAGATTTCTCAGGTAGAGGTTCTATTGCTGAAGGTACAGTACCTCAATTAGCAGGTATTAATCTAATTAAAACACCTCATTTACCTACTACTAATATTACTGGTACTGGTACAGATGCAGGTGGAGCAGGTGGAGCACAAGTAGTAAATGCACTTAATACAGTTGCAATTATTGCTCATACTTCTGCTGTTGGTACAGTTAAATTAATGGATTTAGCTGTTGAATCAGAGTACGATATCCGAAGACAAGGTACACTAATGGTTGCAAAATATGCAATGGGACATGGTGTTCTACGTCCAGAGGCTGCAGTACAGATTCAAACTGCTTAATTTTAATCATAGCGAGAGTCATTAAATTGGCTTTCGCTTTTTTTTACAGGATTGATTATGTCAACTACACCAACAACAAAACTTGAAGCAGTTAATATTATGTTAGCTACTATAGGGGAATCTCCTGTATCTAGTTTAGATGATGCTCAACTTGTAGATGTATCTATAGCTAAATCTATATTAGATGAAACTTCTAGGTCAATACAATCTCAAGGTCTTCATTGTAATTCTGAACATGAATACCCTATTATTCCTAATACTGATGGTGAACTAATTGTTCCTAGTAACTGTGTTAAGATAGATACTTGTGGTTCAAGTTATGATGTTGATGTAGTTCAAAGAGGTACAAGATTATATGACAGACAAAAGTTTTCCTTCACTTCATTTGTAGGGACATATTATGTAGATATGGTTTTACTTTTAGATTTTGATGATTTACCAGAACACGTAAAAAGATATGTAACAGTAAAAGCTGCTAGACGATTTCAAGGTAGATTTATGGGGTCAGATACTCTAGGAGGTTTCACAGAAAAAGACGAATCAGAAGCTATGGTTTATTTTGAACAATGTGAAGCACAAACAGAAGATAACAATATGTTACTTGATAATTATGATGTTTCTAAAATAGTAATTCGTGGAGCACCACGTAGAGCAATAAGGTGATAATATGCCTCTCGTTAGTACAGGACTACCTAACCTATTAAATGGGATTAGTCAGCAACCATCTACGTTGCGACAGACTACACAGGGGGAAAATCAAATTAATGGTTTTTCATCTATTATAGATGGTTTAATTAAAAGACAACCTACAGAACATATTGCTAAAATAATAAATTCTTCAGTAAATGGAGCAGCAATTCATGTTGTTAATAGGGATGAAGACAACCAATATATTATTGTTGTTATTGCAACCAGTAGTTCAGCGACTATACAAGCCTTTGATTTAGCAGGTAATGTAGCAACAGTAAACACACCTAATGGTACAAGTTATTTATATTGTAATAACCCTCAAACAGATTTAGCTTTTGTAACGGTGGCTGATTATACTTTTATAGTTAATAAAACTAAAACAGTTGCTATGACTACTGCAACAGTATCTGGTTCAATACAAGATAGTGTACAAGAATTTGCTGACTTAGGTTCTTCAGCTACTGTAGGAGATGTATTTGAAATATTAGGTGACCAAAACAATAATTTTGATAATTACTATGTAAAAGCATTGAGTCATAATACTTATGAAGAGACTGTAAGACCTGGAATTACATACCAATTAGATAATTCTACAATGCCCCATAGTTTAGTTTTAACATCAGGTTCATTTACATTTGATAGACAGACTTATGCTGATAGAGATGCAGGAGATTTAGATTCTAATCCTAACCCATCATTTGTGGGAAGAACTATTAATAATATATTCTTCTATAAAAATAGATTAGGTTTATTATCAGATGAAAATATTATATTTAGTCAGGCATCTGAGTTCTTTAATTTCTTTGCAACAACAGTAACTGCAGTTTTAGATGATGCACCTATAGATGTTTCTGTTAGTCACACTAAAGTATCCATATTAAAACACGCAATACCGTTTAATGATTCCCTAACATTATTTAGTGACAACACACAGTTCACTATTGAGACAGGTGGGATACTTACACCAAAAACAATATCAATAGTACCTAGTACGGAGTTTGAAAATGATACAAAAGTTTCGCCTGTTGCTTCAGGGAATTACTTATATTTTACGTCTAAGCGAGGAAACTTTACGTCTATTCGTGAGTATTATGTGGAAAGTGATACAGTCATTGTGGATGCTGCTGAAATCACGAGCCATTGCCCTAAGTACGTACCTAAAAACGTGGTTAAATTAGCTTCATCATCTAATGAAGATATATTAGTAGCTTTATCTAGTGAAGACCGTTCTAAGTTATATATCTATAAATGGTATTGGCAAGGAACAACTAAATTAGTATCAAGTTGGTCTGAGTGGGATATGCACACAGGCTCAAATGTACTTGATGTAACCATATTAGAAAATGATTTATTTTTAATAATAAGTAGAAGTGATGGAGTATATATTGAAAAAGTACAACTTCAATATCCTAATGATTCTGGGCTTAATTTCTGCAGTCGTATTGACAGGAAATTTACAGTCACAGGTTCTTACGATTCAGGAACAAATACAACAACATGGACATTGCCATACGTCTATGATGGAATAGTTAAAGTAATAAAATCTGGTTCATGGTTAAGTAGAAAAGGTACTGATATAACAGTAACAAGACCTACAACAACTACAGTAGCTGCTACAGGAGATTATTCTTCTTACCCAGTAATTATAGGTGTACCTTATACGTTTGAGTATGAATTTTCAGAGCAACACGTTAGAGAAAATCAAGGTAAACAATCAGTACAATCAGGAAGATTACAGTTAAGAACTATGAGAGTTAATTATGAAGATTCAGGATTTTTTAAAATACAAGTGACACCTGAATCTAGAAATACAAATACATATGAATTTAGTGGTAATGTAATCAACAGTCCATCAACAACTATTGAAGACGTAAACATTTCTGATGGAACATTCAGATTTCCAATTCAATCTAAGAATGATAGAGTAATAGTAAAAATAATTTCTGATAGTTATTTACCTTGTTCTTTTCAATCTGCTGAGTGGGAAGGTTTCTATACCATACATTCACAGAGGATATAGATGAATACATACATGATAGATGATACAACTATAGTGAGTGTTGTTGAAGCTGACCCTATGGATGCTTTAGTTCTTGCACCACGTTTAAGAAAACCTGACCTTATTGAAGTAACAGCATTAGGACACACACCATTTAAAGCACTAATGCAATCTTTTGAATTACCCAATTCTCAAGTTTATTCAATATTAGAAACTAAAGCTGAGACACAAGAATCTAAAGTTATAGCCATGTTTGGTATATCTAATTCGGTTGAAGTTCCTGAATATGGTGTACCTTGGATGTTAGCTTCTAATGAGTTAGAAGAATACTCAAGACCTTTTCTACGTTACTGCAGGGATTGGATTAAAAAACTTGAAGAAAAATATGATGTTCTTTACAATATGGTTCATTGTAAAAATGCTCAAGGAATGAGATGGCTACAATGGTGTGGATTTGATATTAAAACATCACGCACATATGGTGCAGGGGGTGAAGACTTTTACCTATTTATAAGAGAGAAAAAATAATGTGTGACGCAACAACAATGGTAGTAATGCAAATAGCATCTGGAGTTATGACTTATATGGCTGCTGACCAACAAGCTAAACAGCAAAGTAGAAGAAATGCTGCTGTAGCTGCAGAAGCTGATAGAGCATATAAAGAAGAAATCAAAATGATTGATAGAAGGATGGAAGAAGAAAAAGTTGCTTCTGTTCAAGCTGAACAAGATATTATGGCAGATGCTAGAAAGAAAAAAGCTACAGCTATAGCTTCTGCAGGTGAGTCTGGTGTATCAGGTATTTCAATAGATAGTATATTACAGGAAGTAGATTATCAAGAAGGTACAGTTGTAACTAGAAATCTTACTTCAACTAAAAATACTTTAGCTAAACTTACTGATGATAAAACACAAGCATATTCAAGAATGGCAAGCCGATACAATTCTTTATCTCCTGTAACACAACCCTCTTTTTTAGGCACAGCTTTAGAGGTAGGTACAGGATTAGCTAGAGATATCAAATTTGATTCACAAGGTAATTTAGCATTTAGAAAAGCATAGGATTTATTATGGCAACACAAAGAGTACAGATTTCAGATGTAAAAGGTTTTGGTTCATACACCAGTACACCTGCTGCTCGTGGTTTAGATACCTTCAGAGGTGCTCCTCAAATTAATAAAGATACTCCACTAGCACAGTTAGCTCGTTCTTTAAAAGTATCTAGTCAAAATTTAAGGGAAGCTGCTATAGATGAGGAAAAAGAAAAGCAACAATTATTATTAGCTAAGAAAGAAGTGTTAGCTAAAAGAATAAAAGAAGAGTCTAAAGATAATAAAATAAATGCTGTTAAAATTAAAGAATTAGTACCTGAAGCATCAGATACAACTTCTATGGCTCTTGCTGAATTTATGGGGAGCAACCAAGCTAAAGTAGATGCAAATAATTTTATTGAAAGATTAAAGAACGAAGAACCTGATATATTTAATAATAAAGTAGAGTTAGATAAGAGAATACTTGCAGAAAGAAAACGATTGTCTGATATGCACCAAGGTGCTGATTTTTATCAGAGTGGTGTACTTCAAGGATTTGATGCAGTTATAAATCAAAACAATTCTGCATGGACAGCACAAAGAGCACAGTTTCAATTAGGTGAAGCTAAAAAATATATGTATGGTGAAGTATATACAAATTTACAAATATATGGTGCAAAGGCATTTGAAAAAGATGGGGCTATTGACCAATTAGATAATAAAAACAAAAGAGTATCTCCATTAAATAATGTAGAAATGAAAAATGAAGTAGTAAATGCAACCATAGAATTAGCTATAAATAATAAAGACACAGATATATTAACTAAGTTACCTAAGAAATTCTGGAGTGGAGATACAGCAAGTAGAATACAGGATACAACAAATAAAATTAATAAGTTAAAACTTAGTGAGTTTACTGCAAAGAAAACAGCAGAACAATATCAAAGACAAGAGAATCTTAGAAACTCTAAAAATGAAATAATGAAAAATCACATTGAGGGAAAACCTACTATTATATCTCCTAATGACCCTAATTATTTTGAATTAGAAAATTACAAATTAACTATTCAAAATACAGCATTAATACCTAAAGCTAATAGTGTAGCAGTCTCAACAAAATTAGAGTCAGCTATTCTAACCAATGCTTCTGAAGGTGGTAGTATGAGTGCTATTCACCCAAGTCTTGATAATGATGCTTCAGAAAGTGATGTTATTGACCACATACTTTCCCGAAATGATTTACACCCTGACGAAAAAACTGCATTGATTAAAAAAGTACCAACTTTATTTGAAGGTGCTAACTTAGTTTTTAGTACAGAAGTAA